CCTAAAGATCCTGTAGATCCTATAAGGTTCTCTGCACAGGATCTAATGGAACGTGAAGCTTCCTACGGACGTTCTGGATTTAACCTTCAATTCCAACTAGATACCACCCTTTCAGACCAAGATAGATACCCATTAAAGATAAACGACCTGGTAATTGCTTCCATCAACAAAGAATTTGCACCAGAAAAAGTTATCTGGTCTAATAATCCCGAATATGTAATACAAGATCTTCAATGTGTAGGCTTCAATGGAGACAGATTCTACCGACCTGCACAGGAATTTGGTGACTTCATAGAATATACAGGCTCAGTTATGTTCGTTGACCCATCAGGAAAGGGTAAGGATCAGACCGCTATAAGCTGCGTTAAGATGCTTAATGGTAATTTATACGTCACAGAGTGTTTAGGACTGTCTGGGGGCTATACAGACCCCGTTCTGGATAAAATATCTAGACTAGCTAAGGAAAATAATATTAATACTATCCTCATAGAACAAAACTTTGGTGGAGGAATGTTCGCTGAACTACTAAAACCTTTCATCTCTCGAATACACCCCTGTCAAATCGAAGACATCAGAAATAACAAGACCAAAGAATTACGCATAATTGATACCCTCGAACCTGTTATGAACTCCCACCGACTAATAATTGACCGCAAAGTGATAGAAAAAGATTTCAGATCTAACCCCCAGGAAACTCCAGAAAGAAGACTTAAACTTCAACTTGTCTATCAACTATCACGAATCTCTCGCCACAGAGGTTCTCTAGTACATGATGACCTCGTTGATTCCCTCGCTGGTGCAGTAGCCTACTGGACTGACTATATGGCTCAAAATGAAGACCTAAACATGGCTAGAAGACAAGATGAACTTCTTTCAATACATACAGATAACTGGAACTCTCTCTTCAATAACACTATCTCTCAGTCCGCTATGGGTATGAACTCTCAACAAATAAGAAATTCTAATGTATCTACCGATGGATTTATAAGTGACGCTTATTAAAGCCTTGTATAGGAGAGATAAAGGTCTGGTTCTCTCCCACACTAAGGATTACACTTAAGAATACACTAAGGATTACACTAAGGGGGGTTCTTTGACTGCCTGCTGCATGATCCTCACTACCCTAAAAATATTTTGGAGCAAAAATTTGAAGGGGTAATGCGTATATATGCGTTGCAATTTTACCCATGGCCTATCGCAAAAATTACAAAAAAAGCAATATAATCTAGCAAAACCATTGATATAACTAGGATCTCATAATATATCTTATATTATTACTAGGGTATTCCTGGTATTTTGTCTTGACTTGGTTCTTATGGGTCTTTATTTTTATTTATGATCGGTGCATATTCTAAATATTACAGAATGTTAAGTTGGATTTCATAAGTGATACTAAGGGGTTAGAGGAAAGTTTCTATTGAAGCCTTGCAATAGACAACAGCATATGTAATGATATCAATATCAGATCAAACCGATTTGATTCAAACCAAACCAGGAACCACAATGCAAACAATTAAAGTATCGACCAGGTCAGCTTATGGCCAGACTTATGTAGATGTTATTGATGACAAACAACGAGGAGCTTTACAGTCTTTAACTGGTAACTCTACTCTCACTCAAAACAATATTAATTCACTTAAAGTCTTAGGCTTTAACTTTGAGTTAGTCCAGGACAAGCCACAAGACATCAATTTTTAATTATGGATAAGCACAATTTTCTTCCTTACTTCCAAACATTACAAGAAAATGGTTGGACTCTCAGAGAGTGTATTCATGGCAAAGGCTCAGAAAAACCTGCACAAGTACAACCTAATTGGTTTAAAGGCTCTTACGAAGAATACTCTGACACTATCAAATCTTATATTCTTAATATTAAGATTCATGCGGGAATAGTTCAAGAACCAGATACCTGTCTAGTTCCTTTTAGTCAACGACTAAACAACCTTTAACGATTCCTTAAAGCCTTTTCGCAAGGCTTTAAAGAGTCCTTAAACCAGACTCTAAAACCAAAACCAAATTAAGAACCATTATGACTACTTTCTTAAGTGTTGAAGAAACAAACAAACTAAGCATTTCAAAACAGATTGAAGCTTTAACAATGAAAACATTAGACCGAGACAGAGAAAATCTAGCAGAGTTTAAAAAGATCATTGAATTTTTAAAACCTTACGAAGGAAAGAAACTAACTAAAACAGTATTAAGGAAACTTAATATATTTTTAGATAGACCTTATACAAAAACTGAGTATGGGGAATGTATGAATAGTAAAGGTTATTTTTCCAGGCAGATATGCCAGGATTCATGCTCTTATATCGAGCGCTTAGACTATTCAAACTCAGGCGGTAGGCAAGGATTAAGCATACTTTTAAGTCACTCTGAAAAATGCCCAGTAATAAATATTAATTTTATTATTGAAGAAAATCCAGCTTATTCTAAAACATTACAAAGAAACATAGGAAAGGCACAAAGTCTTTTAAGTTATCGCAAGCATAGAGAGCTGGCGAAAAGATGGGAAAAATTGAATAATGCTATGTATGAATATAGAAAGTTATTAGATCAGTTCCCAAACAGATACGCTTTAAAAGAATTAGGTCTTAAATCTTATTGAATCTTTCCAGGTGGGCTTTCTAGCCTACCTTGAAAGGCTCTCAACCTTTCACTTACAAACCTTATTTTGAACCACAAAATGAAACACCCTCAACAAGAATTTATAGATTATGTCTTTGATTTTTATGGCAAAGATGGCATCTATGATATGCAAGCAACAAAAGAACAAATTGCAACGGCTACAAACATAAGGCTTAAAAGTCTTAAATATGTTAAAACACCTTTTGAAGCTAACACAGTTGACAGAGAAATAGTAAGAGACATTTTAATAGAAAAATTTGCTCTTAAATTTCCCGAAGCAAACTATGTACTAAATGAAAAAGGACTTGAGAAAAAGTATCATTAGAATCTTTCCTAGTGGCTATTAGTAGCCACTCTGAAAGGCTCTTAAACCTTTCACTTGTAAACGTAACTATTAACCACAATGATTGTATTAGAAATCCTCTTAACAGTAGGTGTAATTGTACTTTTTGTTGAGCTTGCAGACAGGTTCGACAGGTATGCAAAGCATCATAAATTAGTACAAAACAAAAGAGATAGAAAGCCTAAGACCTTAGAAGGTGAATTTATTCCAGGATTTCATGATTAAATTTCCCTGGCCAGGCATAAATAAGTCAACTTCAAACAAAAATAAAGGTTGACTTTCCTTTTATTCCTTGACATACTCATATGTAGGTATGCCAACCCTTAAAAGTCGTTTGACTTTACCGCTAACCAAATTCCAGGAGCCACAAAGCACTTGAAAAGAAAAACTTATCAGACTCTATGGGAATTAGAGTCTATTTATATCAGAGCTTGCAGAGTTGCAGGCATAAATCCTGATATTGAATCTTATAAAGACCTTGATAATAAAGAAACTATTGTCATTCTTAAAAGATTAATTGTAAAAACTATCACCAACATTTAAAGGAGAACCACCATGAACACTTCAAGAATTGAACATATATGGCCTGATGGTCATTGGCAAGAAGCAGAATTTGTTTCTTTTAAAGTAGGCACATTTGATGACACATCAATAGGTTATTTAGCTTGTACAGATAACGAAGGAGATGAAGCACATCTACCTAACATGAAATCATCTACCATAGTAAAATTATTTGCTCAGTTTGTTCAAATAGATAATGTTTTAAGAGAACATGAGCATGGAAACAGAGCTAGTGCAGAGACTATGGACAATTTAAGAACGATTAAAAAACAACTTGATATTTGGTTAGAACCAGATAAAAAGGAGAAAAATCAATGAACTTTATGGAAGAACTTGAAAAGGAAACTCAAGCCATGTTAAAACAAATCAACATAAGAAAAATTGAGAAAACAAACAACGCTAAAAAGCGGATAGCTGAACTAAAACAACTTATTAAATTCTGGGAAAAAGAATTATGAAGTGTGAAAAATGTGGCAGCCAGGATATAAAAGTTCGAGAAACTATTTATAGAAAGGCTGAACAAACTAAAGGCTTTAGAAATAAAAGCAGCACACCTTATGTCTATAGACGTAGGGTGTGTTCTTGTGGTCATAGATTTACCACAAGAGAATATACAATTCCTGATCTTATAGCCTTTGGTAAACAGGGTTATCTTGAAATGATAGATGACCTGATGCCTAACAAATAAACCTATTAATTAAAGAACCACCATGAAACCAACTTACGAAAAAAATTGTGAGTACTATACAAAAGCTTTAGTGCTTGCTGTTACTGCACCAACAGAAGAATACAGCAAAGAATGTATTGAGATGGCTGAAAGTATAGGCTCAAATCTATCTGAAAAAGATAGAAAAAAATATAAGATAGCTGCTGAACTGGCTATTGAAATAATTAAAACAAAACAATTTTTAAAGAACCACCATGAAAACTAAAATGCCTACACTTTCTGAAGCAACTAGGGTTGTATATAAAAGAAGAAAGAACGGAACTAAATCTGCTACTAATTTCTTGATAGGAATGAAGCATAACATCAAAGCACTTGGGGATTTACCAGTAAATAAAATTACTAGACCCTTGGTAAATAAAATGATGGATTATCACAAAGAAAAATTAAAGAATAGTAATGCAGTTATCAATCAGAAGATGGGTTATCTTAGGGTTGTCTTATCTGAAATGGAAGAAGACGGATATATTGAGATGATTAAGTTTCCAAAACCTAGACCAACAAAGAATACTAAAGTCCATTATCTAACTAAAGATATGGAGAAAGAATTACTTTGGTATCTTACTAATATTGAACAAAGAAAAGCTAGAGATATAGTTGTTTTTTTAATAGACTTAGGGTGTAGAGTTAATGAACTACTTGGGTTAGAAAAAAGATTTGTTGATTACGAAAATAATCAAATAAATTTTAATGAAAGAAAGAACGATAAAGCGGTAGCTGTACCTATGACAGATAGAGTTCAAGAAGTTTTAGAACCCTATTATAAATCTTGTAATGATACTGATAAATTATTTAATGTTGATTACTCTTGGCTTAATGCTATCTGGCAGAGGGCTAGAAAGGACTTAGGCTATGCCGATAAGAAGTTTTATACTATCCACCTATGCCGACATACCTGTGCATCAAGGCTAGTACAGAGAGGAGTACCGATACTGTTAGTTAAAGATTGGCTAGGGCATGAAGACATAGAAAATACCATGATCTATGCACACCTAGCACCAAAGGCTTTGCACTCTGTAGTTAATGTTTTAAATGACTGAGCCTAGCAAGAAACAACTGGAGCTAGAGCAAAGCATCTGTAGTATCTCAGCTTATAACAAGATCAGTAAACAAAATAAAAACATTGAAAAAGGTAGAGAATCAGAGAACTATTATGCTCGCAACATCATAGAGTCAGGACTACAGAGATTAAGCAAAGCCATAGAAGAACATATAGAAGAAAGTCTTAGCGGTAAGGTTGGTGTCAAAGCTGTCTCTGCTTTGTTTCTTTCACAGTTCCCAGACGTAGATGTAGTTTCCTTTATTGCTTTCAAAGTACTACTGGATAATGCTTCGCAACTAAAGACAACTGTTACTACTGCTTTAAAGATAGGGCAGAAGTTAGAAGACGAACTTAGGTTTACCAAGTTTGAAGAACTAGACCCTAAACATTTTAGGAATATAAAGAAACATACCAGAGATACCAGGCATGAAAGGTATAAAAGAAATCTTATGGTCTATCACATGAACAGTAAAGGCCATGAGTTTCAGACATGGACAAGAGGTAATAAGGTTAAGGTTGGTCTTAAGTTGATTGAGTTGGTAATGATAAAAATTAATATGGTCAGAATGATTAATAAAAAAGTAGGTAAAACATCAGCAAGTTATGTAGTTTTTACTGAAAGGTTTATGAAATATATAAGACAGGGTAGAACAAACAGGATAGCTGCCTTTCCTATATATCTTCCTTGCTTGGACAAACCTCGCCCTTGGAAGTCCATTGACGAGGGTGGATATTTTACAGACAGACTAAAAGCAAAAGCTATAAAGAGTTCTAATCGAGACTACCTAAACACACTACGAACAGAAGACTTATCAACAAGTCTGAAAGCGTTAACTCTGGCGAGTCAGACAGCCTGGGAAGTAAATCAATTTGTATTAGAAACTCTTGAATACTGTTGGGAGGAACGAATAGAGGTTGGTTCATTAATTGATAGGGAGCTTGCAGAACTGCCAACAAAACCACTCGATATAGATACAAATAAAGAAGCAAGAAAAGAGTGGCGATATATGGCTTCCTTAATACATGATATGAACCATCAGAATATGGTCAAGCGGTATCAGATACTATCCATGATTGATACAGCTAAAAGATATATTGGTGAAAAATTTTATCACGTTTATCAGTTTGATTTTACTGGTCGTATGTACCCAATGACTGCACACTTTCACCCACAAGGTAATGATATTGCAAGAGGATTACATAGGTTTTATAAAGGTGCAGAGATAAAAACTAAACAAGATTTAAACTGGCTTGCCATAGCAGGTGCTAATCATTTTGGCATGAATAAACATACATACGAGGAAAGATTAGAGTGGGCTTATATAGAAGGTACTGATCTTGCAGAAGAAGTTTATAAAGATCCTCTAGCTAATGTTGGTATCTGGGGTAAGGCAAAAGAACCATTTCAATTCCTTGCCTGGTGCAGAGAATGGTCTGAGTTTCAAATCACAGGTTGGGGTTATATCTCTCATCATGTTTGCTGCCTTGATGGTACAAATAATGGCTATCAACATATAGCTGGTCTTATATCAAATAAACATTTAGCTAATAAAGTAAATCTGCAAAATGAAAAACAACCACAGGATTTATATAAACAAATCCTTGATATTCTATTGCTATTACTGAAGAGTGAAGACTCTGAACAAGCTAAAGAATGGTATAAGTTAAAAGATAAATTAACAAGAAAGTTTATAAAGAAACCTGTACTTATGATTCCATATAATTCAACAACATTCGGGATAGCAAACTACATAGAAAAATATTTTGTTAATGAAAATGTTTTTATGGCAAAAAATTTTAAGAACAATTTTTATCTGGCAAGCATGATAGAACAAGCAGTTAAATATGTAACCCCAGAAAGTTATGAAGTCCTAAAATATCTACGGACTACAGCTTCTTGTTTTAATAACGAAAATAAATCTATTTCCTGGCATACACCATCAGGTTTTTTTGTGCAGCAAAACTACCACAAGAATGATATTAAAATTGTCAGAACTAAATTAAGCGATTCAAGTATGAGGTTACATTTAAACGAACCTGATAGAAGTAAAGTAGATAAACGTAAACAGTCACAAGGTTTTCCTAGTAATTATATTCATAGTCTTGATGCTGCACATTGTCACTTGAGTTTAGTTGAAGCAAGCAAGCATGGACTTACAAACTTTTGTGTTATCCATGACTGCTATGGAAGCCCTGCAAGTGAACTACAAAAATTTATTGAATGTGTGAAGCAAAGTTTTTTTAAAATTTATAGCGATAATAATTTAGATAATTTGTATCAACAGACAGCAAGCCAGTTAAGTGATACCAGTAAATTACCAACAGCACTAGATATGGGAGACTATGACATTAAAGATGTCTTGACAGCACCATATATATTTACATAACAAAAGATCAAGGTATAGTTAAGGAACGTCTTTTATAGACGCAATAAAACGGAAACCAAACCAAGGTAAAAACATGGAAGAACTCAAGCCAGAGACTATTAAGATAGTCACACCTAACCCTACTAACTTTAGGTATTCATATCTTGTAACCCCTGATGAATACAAAGGTGTTAGAAAATATAAAGCAGAGTGTCTTATTAAAAAAGGCACAATGATGAAAGATGAAAGGGGGAAAGAAGTTGATGCAGTAGAGCATATCTTTGGACAACTGGAAGGGTTGCTTGAAAGATGGAAAGTTGCTTTGAAAGAACACTATCCAGACAGAAAGTTTAGTCTTACAAAAAACAAACATGGCGAACCATCATTACCTTACTTTCTTGAAGATGATTACCTTGTAATCAGAACAAGTAAGAAAGCTGGTGGTGTTAAACAGAATGGTGATGTATGGACTAATCCACCTGTAACTTTTTGGGCTAATGAAGATCCCTTACGTCTTATGACAGAGGAAGAAAAGAAAGAGTATGAAAAGATCAGTCCAGCTTTAGAAGGTCAGATGTCTATGAAGTGTAGTGGTTATGATGCAGGTGCTAATGGTGTCGGTATCAGATGCCAACCTTTACAAGTCATAGTAAGAAGACACGCTGAATGGACAGGCAGCCCAGACTTTGAAGCAGAAACACAACCTAGTTATGAAGAAAAAAGAACTGCATCATCAGCAGCCGACTTCTAAATACAAAAGTAAGTTTGAAGCTGACTTTGCAGCTACACTAAACAAAAAGAAAATTGTATTTACTTACGAAACCCTTGAAATAGATTATGAAATTACTTGCTGCTACAAGCCTGATTTTATCCTCGACAATTTTATTGTTGAAACAAAAGGGTACTTCTCAAAAGAAGATAGAAGAAAGCATCTTATCATCAAGAAGGCTAGACCCGAACTAGATATTAGATTCTGTTTTCAAAACAGTAAGACTAAATTATCTAAAGCTAAGAACTCTATCTCGTATGCCAAATGGTGTACGAGACATGGGTTTCAATACTGCGATAAAACTATTCCTGATGATTGGTACTAATGTTTAACTACTACATACCTAAGAACCCAAAAGCAGGTGATATTTATTTTGATCCTATTAATGATTTATGGAGAGTCTTTAATGGTAGGACTTGGGTTGATGTAAACCTTAGAGAACACAAATGTAATTTAGATGAAGAGTCAATACAAGACTAAAAAGATTTGCCCTGAGTGTGGCAAAAAGAATTGTGCAGTTTTTGATGATGGGCATGAACATTGTTTTACTATGGGCTGCGACTACACCTACTACCCAAACAAGAAAGAAAAGAAATTGAGTAACATCATTCCAATGAGAAAGCCATCACCTAAATTATTAAAGGTGACACCGATAGCTCTACCCAAACGTGGAATCACTAAAGAGACTTGCGAACTATTTGGATATGGGCAAGGAGAATACAGAGGACAACCAGTTCAAGTAGCCACTTACAAAGATCAGTTCGGTAAAGATGTAGCACAGCATGTAAGGTTTCAAGACAAGAAGTTTATATGGATTGGTGATATGTCAAAGGTACAACTATGGGGTCAACATCTTTGGCGACAACATGGTAGTAATGGATCAGTCTTTGTTACCTGTTGCGAGGGAGAGATTGACTGCATGAGTGCTAGTCAGATACAGGGTAATAAGTTTCCTTGTATATCTATCCCGTCAGGAGTGCAGTCAGCAGCTAAGTATTTAGCAGCAAACTATAAATGGCTTGATAGTTTTTGTCGTATAGTTCTTTGCTTTGATAATGACGAAGCAGGGGAGAAAGCTAGTGAAAAATGTATGGAGGTCTTGCCTAAAGGTAAGGTTGCTATTGCAAGACTAGATAGAAAAGATGTCAACGAACATCTGGTATTGAATGAAGGAGAACTTGTTAAAGATAGATTATGGAAAGCTAGACCAGTAAGACCAGACAGTTTAATTAATGCTGCTGATGCGTGGGATCTATTTAATAAAGAAACAAGCTTACCTATATCAGACTTTCCTTATCCGAAGTTAAATGAATATACAAGAGGTTTATTTCCTAGTCAATTGTTTACGATAGCTAGTGGTAGTGGTGCAGGTAAAAGCACTATATGTAGAGAGATGGCTTATCACTTTCTGCAACGTGACATCAAGGTAGGTTATATAGGACTAGAAGAAACAGTACAAAGAACATTACAGGGATTAGTTGGTATAGATCTCAACTGTCCTTTGCATCTCAACGACAATAGATATACAGATGAAGAGATTAAAGCTGCATTTGATAAGCTGACATCTACTAGAAATTTATTTTTATATAACCACTTTGGTAGTCTTGACCCTGATGTATTACTTGAACAGATAAGGTATCTGGCAACAGTAGATAAAGTAAAGGTAGTAATACTGGATCACATATCCATAGTCATGTCTGGTCTTGAGCTAGACAATGAACGAAGAGCTATAGATGTAACTATGACTAAGCTTAGAAGCTTATGTGAATCTACAAATATAGCTTTGATAGTAGTCAGCCATCTACGCAGACCACAAGGCCAAGGGCATGAGGAAGGTAGAGACATATCTGTTTCTGATCTACGAGGATCTCATAGTCTTGTTCAGTTAAGTGACATTGTTCTTGGTGCTTCACGAAACCAAGTAGGAGAAGCATACGAAAGATCAAGACTACAACTAAAGATACTTAAGTCAAGACATACTGGTATGACAGGAGAAGT